CGCGTATTCGCCATCATCAAGAGACTCGAACTTGAACAGGTCGTATTCTGTCTTTCCGAACGGCTGAGAAATAAACATCGGAGTCTGAGGTGCCTTGAAACGAGTGTTGTGCGCACCAAAGATTTCACGGTAGGTAAGGGTTGGATCACCAGAAGAAGAATCTGTCAAAGCTGATCCAGACAGCATTGCAACGTAGTTGTTGGCTGCGACGTCAGCGACCTGCGAATCGACCGCAAAGTCAGCTGCGAGGTAGTGCTGTTCTGTGTAAAACTTGTCTGGGTCGGTGTTCAAAACCTTGCCAAAGTAATCGTCTGAAGACGGATCAAACGACGCCATCAAAATTTTCACACCAGGTTTGCCTTCGTCGCTAGAGTACGTTGAACCAAGAGAAGAAGAAATCACTATCTTGAACTTGGACACCCCACCGATTGTCTTCGCTTGAGCTTGGTCATCGATTGTGGCGATTGATGTTGCCACAGGAGCGGCTTCATCACCGTCGAGAACAAAGAGTCGCGCGGTGTTTGGTACCATAACAGCGCCGCGGATCAAGTTGACATTGCTACCGGCTGTGACACCCGGGAATGAATCGTTGTCGCTAAACATCGGCATACCGTAGGCTTCATTCGCAGACAGTGTGTGTTGAGCGGCAAGGAACTGAACGACTTTGGTATGACGAGCATCAGCGGCTGCAACGGTTCCACCAAGAGAGAAGCCGGCATTGACGACAGTACCTTTGGCTTCAGTCGAACTAAAGTCAGCAAGAGTTGAGTTGGCGCCGGCGCCGAGGACTCTCAAATAAGTTAAGGAAGTGCGGTTTTTAAGAAATTCGCTGACAGCGTAAGGGCCAAAGTGCTTCGGGTCAAGGTTTCCAAACTTTTCAATGAACTCATTGAAATTTGCTACCGTAACAGGAACAAATGCAGGTCCTTTGTTCGAGGATCCAATAACACCGGCGGGTGTTCCTACTGGGCCACCTTGTGTGGGGGCGGAAAGGTCAATTTCACGTTCATAAAAATTGGGAGATCTAAAAATCTGCTCAGCCATTACGGTTCTCCTTCACGGTCGAATTCAAGTATTAAATATGTCGTAAAAACCCAAAAATACAAATCGTTTGTTCAAAGCTTCGCTAAATCGGTGGAAGAATACACAGTTTCTCCTGTCGACGGATTAACAGTGACAACTTTGAAGTATTTAACTTCGTTTCCTACCTTCAACTTTTGGTATGAACCAGTCTTCAGCCCTCGTGGGTAGCTTGACAACGCGGGATCGTTTGCGTCAATTTTTTCTGCTGAATTTGAGGGTTGAACGACCTGGGCACGCCATCCCGGTCTTCTTTGGTCATTTCTAGAATTGTTTTGTTCGTCCAGAGGTAGCGTAGGATCGTCACTACCTAAGACAACATTGTTTGAGTACTCTTCAGGAGTCTCTATATCGACAACGTCAATGCTAAAATCGATGGTCGGCGACGAGACGTACCTTTTTACGGGAACTGGTATACCTGGCGCAGAAGAAGCCCAGACATAAGCTGGTACTTTTAGATTTATATTACACTTGATAAATCTCTCTGCTGTCGACATATCATCAAAATTAGTCTCAATATTGAAGCTTCCGCCGTCCACGGAAGCTATGAACCAGTAACCTTTCGGAGTCACTAATTTCCACGACTGAGCCTGTGGAAGAAAAGAAGACATTAACTTTTCAATGATTTGATTCATGTGTTGCGTATACTGCGTCCACACCGTCACTTCATACGCAGCTGTATAAAATTGTGGCGATGGAACTACTATCGTCTCAAATATATTGTTTTTGCTGTTTGAAAGAAGAACAGCGCCAGAACGAGTTGGATCGTCTTCCGATAGCTGACCGACATTGCGGTCTGTTGTCAACTGGTTCAAAACAGTCTGCATCGAACCGCTCACTGCAACATTTCTTTGGTTGGTTATTAAAAGACGATTGACGAGGTTTTGATAATTTCTGTCAGTTTTATCGAGTCTTCTTCTTACGACAATCTCACCTGTTTGCTGATTTATCCCACGACCGACTATGTCATCGGGAGACTGAGACAGCCCCGTACGCATGATAGTCACCAAAGGAATAATCAAAGTGTTAGTTCTATCTCTCAGCGGCTTACCATTTTTCAAAAGTGCCCATTTTTCGCCGGCGGCAAAAATGACAGGAACTTTTTTTAAAGGTGCAGAATCTTGTCCGCCGACTGTCAAGTCTATTTCTTTATCAAAAAGGTTGAACAGCGCCATATCGACGTCTTCTATTCCGCAGGGTGGAATAGAAAGATCAGACTTCACCCCACCGTCGTAGCCAGATTTTACGCCCGGTATTCCGTAGTTGTTGCTGTCTTGGGCATTAAACCTAGTAGTCATTTTCAGTCCTCATCGTAGAACGATGAACCCTCATAATATGTCGTAGTGCTTGAGCCAGCATCACCCTTAGGTGAGACTTCCTTGGGTCCAGTAAGCGGAGGATCTAAGACCCCATTCTTGACAAGATCCCTAACGTCTCCAGTTGGATTTTCGTTTTCATCTTTTTCTTCTCCGCGCTGCTGAACAAAAGTAGTTTGGACAGCATCAGGGTCTGTATAACTAATATCCGTCGGTCCGACGATCGGCGCCGCGAATAGACCTTGACGAGATTTAACACCGACCAATCGTATTCCGTCCTTATGTTCTGCGGCACCGTACATATTCCTCATAAAGTTACGTTCGGCGATTTCATAGAAGTTTTCCGCAAAAGAGAAAAAATCTCCGATGTTGACGCTTATACCTTTTTCGACAAGATCTCGATGCTGCAAATACGCTTCGATACGATACTGTGCATCGACTCCAAACTTATCGATTTTTGTCTCTGTCTGGAACTCGTTATTCACTAAAGCATCAAGAACGATTGGGTTGTCAAACACTTTCTTCAAAGCTTCGTTGTAGACTTCGTGCGTCTTGGTCTTTATCTCAGATATTGGATAATAGATAATTTTTTGACCGACAACATCCTTTATTATTTCTTTTGTAATATCTGATATAAAGTTGTATTCTCTAGGAGTAATAAAAAGACGTGCCATGGTTTACCTCATCCAATTGTTATAGACTTGCCCAACGGCATTGGGATGTACCTTAACTGTTTGTTGAGGTTTTCAGCGGCTAGAGCATCATTTTCAAGTAGCTTTGCGTGGGTCATATTGGTAAGAAATTCTTTCATCTGAGCGATGAGCTTATCTTTGTCATCACGACCCGTTGTCACAAGACTTTCGCCATTCAGCTGAAGTTCTGCATTCGGAATGGGGATATTCTGGAATTTTGATCTAATAAGGCCCAATAATTCACGAGCCAAGGCTAAAGTGTACTGACGAATCCATTGTCGACCAGGTTGGTTTATAGAAGTAAAAGGTATGTTCCCCAACGGAAAGCTGCTCGGTCCAGAGACTCCATAAATCGAATTATCTGTGTATGAAGACGGTTTATAGGGGTCATGCGGCGGCATCAACTTTATGTACAATTTCCCAAGCTGCAAATCAGTTGTGGGAATTGGATATATTCGAAGCTTACTTCCCAAAACTTCGTAGCTATAATTTGAACGTCTTACTCTAAAAGCACTTTCCAGCATTCCGCGACGTAAAACATCTTCAAAGATCGGAAGAACGTAGAATATAGTCGAATTAACGTAAGATTCGTAGTTAAAGTTTGTGGCTAAAAAGTTAGTGATGTTTGAAGCGTTCAAAAGAAATGTCTGAGCAGCTAACGGCTCAAAATGAAATATCTCAACAACTTTTAGCTTACCTTTTGAACCTGAAGTCAGCGTATCGTGGTAAACTTCTCCAGCATTGCTTCCTGATAAGACTTTTACATCAGAATAAATGTCGTAATCTTGTTGACCGTTAATCAGATCGATATAACACATTGTTGCGTTATATGATCCACCGACGTACGCTTCTGTTGCGTAAGGTTCGGCTTTACGTAACAAAAACTCTAAAGTTTGTTTAGCGTACTTGTTCGTAAAGTCTTGAGAGCCTGTTGGTAAACCAAGCACGTTCGTAAGTTCAGAAGTTATCTTAGTTTCATGAATTAACCTGCTATATTCACAACAGGCTTCTTCAAAACATGCCCAAATTTCTTTTCGAGTTAACTCGACTGAAAGAACGTCATCACCAAGCTTACGCTTGACAAAAGTAACCATGGAATCGGCTTCTGTTTGAAAGACAGTATCAGAATCAAAAAAGCCGAAAGGAGTAGGGTTGATCGTATCGTTAAAGCTAGGCATGAACCAACATCCCTTTTGGGGATAAGTATTCGTATGCCTTCACATATTTTTAATTGAAAACAAAGGAAAAAAAAGTTAAGCGAAATAATGACGAATTATTTCGCTAATATAAGTTTTTAGTTTTTTTACTTCTTTTTTTAAAGATTCTTTATCATCTATTTCTGATTCTAAGCTATCTTCGCGGTCATCTGAGTTACGTATAAGAGTTCGTCCAGCGCTCGGAGGACGATATCTAAATTGCTTCATGCTTTAAATATTCATCACATTCCTGCTAGCATAGCTTGAATAGCAGTACGTACTCTTTGCTGCAACTCTTGCGGTAAAGCTGAGATTAAGACATAAGTTTCAGGCTTCAAATAAGCACTTGGTGCGCCGCCCTCTACATATCCGCCTACAGCTTGAACATTAGCTCGTAAAACTAAAGGTGGAGCTCCAGCTTTGTCATGAACCAAAGGTTGGTATAAATCTACTTTTTGCATATTAACCTTTTAGAACGCTTTTAGCGCTGTTCAAATTTTCATTTAATGAATCAAGCTTTTCTTGAAGGACAAAAAGCTTTTCTTTTAAATCAGATGTGTCTTGTCCTTTTGAAGATTTTTCTTGAATAGTTGCTTGAAGCTCAAAGATCTGAAGTAATAAATTTTCTGTTGTTGCAGACATATTTCAACCTTGTGGTTTAGGATAATATAATCCATCATCAGGTTCCGGTTTTTCGGAACAAATTTTTGATGATTCTTTCATAGACTTCAATTCATTACTCAGCATAAAGATTTTTTCTTGCTCTTTTTTTAGCCACTGAGGAAACTTATTTTGAACCCAATCTTCTTCTGCTTTTGACAAAGCATCATGAATTATTGAATCCATCTTATTTTTTATCTCTTTAACTTCATGAGAAGAACTTGAAGTTATCAATCTGTATACGGTTAAAAATTGATCTGGATTCAAGTGTAATATCATGCAACGACCTTTGGTTTATTGATTTCATCACACGCCAGTAGTGCTGACCATGATTTAGAAAAATCGATGACTTCAAAAACTTTCCAGCCTTCCGCTGTATAACAATGGATTTCGGACTCATTTCTCAGTATCCTAGTCACGTCGCAAACAATTTCATTTCCGTCGTCCAACGTAATATCAACCATTCCGCGACCTCCATCTGAGAAGCGCATGGTTTTTTCTACATTTTTGTCAACAACTTTGATAGATTCTAAGACGAGCATGTCTTTCATAGAAATTTCTTGATCATAAGGACCTTCTTCATTTTCGATAAATTCATCTTCAGATAACCCGCATTCTTGTTCGTGATTATCCAAACAAGGCATATGCTTCAAAATAAAATCGTTTTCCTGTGAGGAATCTTCCTGAAAAGATGCAAAATGTTCTGATAACTTCTTATGTAAAGAGTCAATTTTTTCCGATGTCTTCCAATCAAGAAATGAAGAATTATTCTTTAAAAGAAACAAAGCTTGCACTAACAACAAAATTTCTGAATTTGATAACTTCATTTTGACTCCTCAATGCCTTAAGGCCGGCCTTTTTTAAAGGCCGGCCAAAAATTTATTCGATTAATCGAATTTAATTCACCAGGACTTGTCGACTTGACGGTAATGCTTCTGCAAGAGTCGATAAAGAGTTCGTGCTTCGCGACCATCCAGCTGAACAACTTCTCCCTTTGGAAAATCAATGTAAAGCTGCGTTGAATCTGTCCGTGGGTTCGTACTAACTGCAGCGGTAATTGTAGTACCATCACGGCGAGCAGTCTCTGTACGAAGCTTACCAGTACGATCCTCGCGTGTACGAATAACTGCGTTGCGATTTTGTGGAACAAACTTGCGGTTTCTACGTGTCTTCATAAATTAATCTCCAGTAACCAAGAGCATTGTATTGAGCTCTTGTTGTTATGAAGTAATAATATGTTGAAGATAAACGTATGTACAAATGAGTTTATTCAGCCTAAAGCTTTGGCTACTTTTGAAGTTTCCGTCGACGAAGTCTTTTCTTCACTCATCATGCTGGAAACAACAGCCATAATCTGCGGCCAGTATTGAGCCAGCTGCGAAGTGTTGATATTTGCAGCTTTGGGATCAATATCATCAATAATAGTTGCTAAAACTTTCAAGTTTTTAGAAAAACCCATAAGAGAACTAGGCGTAGATTCAGAAAGATCATTAAGTTGTTTCTTTTGCTGATCTGTAAGCTTTGAAGTCCCCTCTCCAGAAGATGTCGGCGTCTCTCCAGCTTCGAGTAAGTTTTCAATTTCTTTGGTAATAATTGACCTAAGTTGTGATTCTGTGATTCTCATATTACGAATATATATAAGGGGATAATCGAGATTATCCTCCCTAAAATTTTAAGACAACAAAATTTCAGGTGCCGCTTATCGTGCAAGACCCTGAGACTGCGGTAACAAGAAAGCTCTTACCATCGCTAATGAGAGCGACAGAAGAACCAACAACGGCTGGAAGAGTCAACGCGCTGCCCTGGTTTGCAGGTATAGCACCCGGCATTCCTGCAAAAACTAACGTGCCATTGGCCTCTTGCGAACCCGTCAAGACGTGGGCATGAGCCGAAGCAGCCCTAAAAACAAATAAACCTCCAGGAACATCACTTGCAAGGGGCATCGTCATAGTTAACGCACCAGAGCTCGATATCGTATAAACGCCTGGATCTGCTATCGTCGAAGACGCAGTCTTCGCGGTGACTGTCGTCTTTGGCAGAGCAGACATGGTTACTGGAGAAGAAATACTTACAGAAGAATCTACTGTCAATCCCGAAACAGATTCTTGGACCATTCCCTTAGAATCGTTGATAATAACTTTTGGCATCGCAAATTCCCTTTCTCAATTTCAAGTCTTGAATTATCAATAATCGTAATTCAAAATTTGCAGATAAAAATACTCATCTTTTTTTGTTTCGGCTTGGTTTGATTTTAGAGACTAACTTTATTGTCTCTTCGATTTCTACCAATGTTTTTTCTATTTTTACTTCTAAAGGTAAAACTTCAATAGGAACCACGCCGCTTCCATCGATGCCAGATGTACGCCACGAGCGTATCGATCTTAGCATGTTTTCGAGCTCCCCTTTAACTCGAAACAAATAAGCACCGACTTCGGTCGGTTTCAATATCGGTCCAACGCTTATGCCCATAAAGCATAAGTATTTCAAATAAGTAGCTTATTTTAATGACGCTTTGTCGGAGACACCCGCATGATGGCCAATATTAGGCGTCTATCCATGAAGTTTAAATATGACGCTAAATGTAGCTATAAAACCTTAGCTTGGTTATTTGGAGTTTATTAAAGCCGGTATAATGTTTGGAGAAATTCCGTATTCTGCCGTCTTATTACCATCACCTTTAGCTATAGCATAAACTGCTGCAGCAGATGAAAAAGCAGACATTTGTTCGGACGTTTTTGTTGAATCATCAGCACCGGTGAGAGGATTATACCCAACCGCGTTTTTGCCATTAACTTTATTCGTGTATACGTTTCCGAACCATCCGTTCTTGATGTGACCCTTTGGATCCATCACATACGTCCAATTGCATGCGTCAGGCGTCGCATCGGGCCAAGTAGACCCTTGAAGCGGCGTATGGGGAGTGTCACCGTAGGCGACAAAAACTGTGCTTTGATCTAATTTTTCTGTCGGACTTTCTGGATCAACTTGTTGCGATAGGTAATCATAGAATCCATCCAACATTTTTCCGAGATGCTTTGTAGTATTACGACCTTGATTCATCAGGGGCATGCTATCAAAAGTCACATGAGGGTCCGTAAATGTCGTATCGCTCGTCGGTCCAGGAGACAACGCCACGATAGCTGTTTTGCTTAGTCCCAATGTGAAAGCCTTCGCGACGACGACGAGGACACGACCGAATTCTTCAAGCCTCTGACGTTGAGAAGCTGTCATGTAATTTGAATTGCTACTAACATTTTCGATCATCTCTTGAATCCCGAACGTAGAAAGGTCCTGCGTCGTTGGCGTCAATTGAGATGCAAAATTAAGACCGATGATGCGTGCAGCGTTCTTTGTCACCGCCATCTGTGGAATCCACGTTGAACGATTTGAAGACTTACGTAAACCAGCAAGAGCTTTATAGTACGTCTCGAACAATTCTTGATCAACTTTGTTTAACAATGTAAACTGACTAGCAGCGCTGTTGAATAGATCGATCATCCCAGCAGCAGAAGGGACAGTGGCGACCTCAGGAGCGCCTGGCGCTCTTCCATACTTAACAGGATCGATTCCGAGGACTGGAACTATAGCATTAGAGTTCGAAGCACCGAGAGAAGCTGCAGCTGCCTGCATTGACGCATTCCCTGATAAAGTTACCTGTGAGATAGGAAACTCAGTGTGCGTCTCATCTTTACCTGACATGAACGCAGAGACAGGATATTTTGGAACACCAGTGCTGTGGTCAAACCACGGAGCGTGAGGACCGTAAAAAAACGACCGATCGCCTCCTGACCAGCCTTTTAATCCCGTAGGAAGAGAAGGTGAAGGTGAACCTTTACCCGCTGCATAAGTTCCGCGGTATCCGTTTGCTGGGTTGAAGCCATATTGCGACGTGTAAAGGTACGTAGAAAACCCACCATATTGAGACGACATGCCGGGAACATTAGCATTTGCGCATGCTTTAAACGCGACATCAGGGACCGGCCATAATTCTTGAAACCAAGCTTGAGAACCATTAGGGGCTGGTACTAAAAGAGCACGGCCATACGTCGTGCCAGCGGCTTCGGCTAAACCATATCCTCCTTCGTCTGAAAGAAAATTCAGCAAATCTGTCCGGTATACACCGAAAGCAGCGGCTGCGACGCCGCACATTTTCAAAAATGTTCTACGACGATCACCGTGAAGTTCTTTTAATTTCCAGTTTGCCATTTGTTTTTCCTTTGTAATTTACTGACAAGAATGAGCCGCTGCGAGGAGAACAGCCACGGCCATATTGCGCTTTTTTGCAACATCGGTCGCGTTGTTTACGTCAGCCTTTTGTACGAGCAGATTGCACAACAGCATGTGATCTTCAGACGCCGGCATACCGATGAGACAACTGATAGACTCTTCTACGCAACTTCCGTCTTTTGGATCAAACATGGGAAGGTTCTTACCATTGAGAGTACAGGCCGGGGCCCTAGTAGGATTGTTGATATTTGATATGATCTGTGGAGCCGCTTGTATAAAAACGTCCATCAACTTCATTGCTGAGGCCGTCGAGTGTTCATCTCGTTCGGCCATTCGTGAATTTAGTCGAGGAACACCAAAAGAATCCTTACCAGAAAAGTACAAGTACCCTGCAGTCGCCGGCTTGGCGACGCAATACCCATCTGCAGCATCAGGCGAGTTGTTACCAACATCGAGACAGCTACGATTTACCTGATTCATCTTATCGTCTTGATTGCAGAAACAAACTTCATTAGCCGGACAAATTGGGTCATTTGTACCATTTGCATCTGTCACTGCAGTCTCGCAAGACTGACCACTACCACCAAATACGCTACCGAGTGTCTGCGTCATTCCAAAAACATTAGTCTGCGTCGTACGAAGATCAGGCAGTCCGCCGTCCGGAATGGCGACGCCTCGAGCTTTCAAAAAATTACCAAGTTGATAGTACGTCAGCTTGTGGCAGCTGTGCAAACGCGTTGTTACTTCGTCTTGATTTGGAGCTTCGTATTGTTCAACTTGCTCAGCTCCACCACCAGCAGATGCTGATTGTCCGACGACCGTTGGACTAGAACCACCGGAGCCAACAACGGCGGTTGCAGTCATGACTACACTTGAAGATGAGCTTGAGGTAACGTCACCAAACTGGTCATCTGGACAATTACCGCTACCAACGTCGGCGGCTTCAGAACCGCATGCATCTAGCATTAAAAATGTCGTAATAATACCAAGAATTGATAAACTAACTGTTTTTAACGTTTTATTTTGCATGGTTCAAAACCTCGTAAAATCGTCGGAAAGTAAGATCGAGCGAAGCACTTTTTTCAGATCATATCCACCGCTCTTAAATTGAGATACTAATTTTGTCATCGTAATGAGCTCACTACTTTTGTCCTTACGATCAGGTAGAGAGACCCAGCTACGTCCACCGACCTCGGTTATATCTGCTCTTCCCATCGCATAGTTCCACATACGTTCTACAGCGCACTCGACAACTTCATCATCCTGAGACATCATCTGTCCTAGTTCAGAGAGAGTGGCTGCCGGAGCCGGCGTGTCGACACCATCAACTTTCATCGTTTTTTTCCAAGCAGTAGTGTTGTTACCACCGTTTGGACACGTTGGAGCGACGCACAACCAGTCGCTCAGCTTTGCTCGAGGAGAACCATTAACAGGTACGAACACTGAATATTCTCCTGATGGAGTCAACGACTGCCAATTTCCATTTGAATCGAACTGAGAGAAGAGAGGAGACCTGTGGTTCCATGTTGAGTGACAGTTTGCGCAGATGTTACCCGTGTTGTAGTCGTGGAAGTTGACTCGTCCTCCGTTGCAAGAACCCGCGATCTCATCGACAGGCCATTTGTTTTGGTATCCAGGGATAGGGCTTTCGCCTAAACACGGAGAATTCAGCGGGGGTTGGTCCGTCGGTTCGCCACCCGCCTGTTCATTACCATTTCTACACAAAAACGTCTCGTGAAAGAAACGATTACGACGAAAAGATAAGTTGCCGAAATACAGACTCTGGACTCCAGGATCCGTCAAGACACCAGTATGCATCATGCCGCCGGGCAGATTGTTGCAGCTACCATCAACAAATGTGTTTGTCGCAGGATTGAAGGTTGGACATGTGTTCGACGTTTGCGTCAAGATGTTACGCCAGTCTTTTCCTTCAAAGACAATCCGCGCGGCGAAGGTCGGAGCCGTATCACGATTAGGTTCACCGGGAGTCGGTGAAGCTCCGCCCATCTTAAAAGTGTATTTAAAAAATTCAACGAGTGTCGAGGCAAGACGCGGGTCAGCCAACTTCTTGTCGATCAACTCTTCGTACTTTGCCTGTCGTTGATTTACAGGAAGATCACCTAGCTCATAGATTTCAGCTAACGTTGGTACGTCGCTGATCAAGAGAATACTGGCTGTTCTCAGAGCTTCTGAATAATCGAGCTCTCTGTCGTCAAGTTCTGTCGGGTCTTGCTGCGCAGCTTGTCCTGTTCCAGTCGTTACAGAAGCTGTCGATGGTCCGACAGTCGTCCCCGCAGTCGATTCGGATGTTGATACAGCGGATTGAGAAGTGCTGGTCGGTTTTTGTACGTCGTTAGGCGTAGGACAATCTTCAAAGACCGCAGAAGTATCGCCCGCTAGCTTGTATGGATTGGGCCTTTCGCAGCCATAAAAAGTCATCAAGGCCGCAGCAATCATGGCTAAACTTGTCTTGATAAAACGATTCTTCTTTGTCGACATATATTGATATGTATCACTCGTGGACAAAAAGTACACTGCTACAGGTTCTACATAGAAATATCGGACTTCGATCGAGATCGCAACACCAACGGATTTTCTTGAATTTTCCAAAGGCTCTTTTCAAGCGGCGGCTCTTCTCCTGAACGAAACCACATGAGTTTTCTACCACCCGTCGATGAATAAACACCGATGATGATAATTTCACCGGCGTGAATTAGGTCATGACAAGAGTGGCAAACAACGGCGATATTACCGTTCTCGTTTGTGCAACGAGAATCGCGCCGCGGAATAATATGGTGGTAGTTTATTGCCGCGGCGCGATCATAACCGCAAATCTCGCACTTGTCTTTTCGAAGCTTCTGTTGACCCCGAGTCCGCCGCTTCATGCGGCAGATTATACATCAATATCGGGGACGACCACTGGGACCATAAAATCTATCGTGCGATTTTTTCATACGAGAATATTGTGCGCTTGGAGAGCTACGCCAATCGTCACGATCAACACCCGGCTTCTCAGCCGTACCAGGACGTTGCTTCGCACGTTGGGAGACAATTCTTTTGACGCTCTCGACCATCATGGACTTCCAGTACTCCAAGTCTGCCACGTCGTCTTCTGTCGCAGGTCTAAAGTAATAAACCTTGATAAATTTCTCAACAGCTGCTCTGACAGCAGCGTCACCTTTTGCTTCCAACGCGGACATGAAAGCTTCTTCATCGAGCTGACCTGATGCGTCGAGGAGGTCGTATTGTTCCTCTTTAAATAAGCTTTGTTGCGCGCTGAAAGCCACTGTCTTATCCATCTCTGCATCTCTGTCAGAGGCTTCAGGATCCTCAGTCATTACCCGTTTCACTTCTTCTGCAATAATTCTACGTAACTGGTTAACTGTAATCTTCATGTATGACGCTCTCCTGTTGTCTAAATATACCGTAAAATTAAATTATCTTTTTAAGGCAACACATCAATAGCATACAGGTGGGATCCGCAACCGTAAATTCTTGCGACTCTTGCTTCTAATGATATTTGTCTCTCTGTTTTTCCGTTTTTAGCTCGAAATTTGAACCTATCGTAACGAAGCTGGTTATCTGTGTACCAGTAGTCGATAGCTGTCGACCCTAGGAAAGAAAAACCGACTGACTTGTATCCATTTCCTTCGCCAATGCGACGATCAACATAAGTTATAATTCCACGATACCCATTTTGGGCGCACCATTTTTAGCTCTCTTCATCAATTTAGATAAACCTCCAGGAACGGAGGTCAATTGAGCAACACTGTATCGAGCAATCTCTAGATAGCCTTCATACTTCTTGCCGTTCCTCGGTGTACGAAGCGACAGGGCAGCGACGACGGTACCGCTCCTGTCTCTCAACCCCCACGATACCTTGGACGGGACGTATCCTGCGATGTGTGTAGAATCGAAGAAAGACCTTTGTTCTTGTGTACCTAATTCGACGACCTTTGTGGACCAGGTCTTACACCTGTGATGATCCATACCGAGGCGGTGGCGGATCATCGACTCGCATATCGTTCGCTTGTCTCTCCATTCATCCTCAAATATCTGCAGCAACTTTATGCCGTTCTTCGCAGCGAGGATGGATTTTTCTAGATGCTTGTTCTTATCAAAAACCCCTTGTTTAGAACCTTCGCTGTGCCAGTACAACCCATGACACTCTATCCCAAATTTTTTGGAAGGAACATACACGTCGATTTCTTTCGGAGACATCGCCTTCTTGTCGCCTGAGATCACATCTGACGCTATCGATTGGACGAATGTGAATACCTCTAGTCCCAATTGGACTTGCTGAATGGGTGGCACTTATAACACCTACTTCCTCTCTCAAAGGCCTGTAGAGTCTTTGGTTGAACCTCTCCACATTGATTACACTGAAACTTGAGGTACTGCTCTTGCCGAGAGATGTATTCTTCTAACGGAGTAATGAGGGTGAACTCAGACTGCCTCTCCAATAATCTTTCTTTTAGCGTAGATGTTTCCAACATCTTACTTAAGCTAATTTTTTCTAGGGTCTCTCGTGTATGGCGGCGACCATAGAACGGGTTACCTTCACCTGTCATTGATTCAGACTGGAGCTTTATCCTTGGATCTGTATCCTTACTTTGCCCCTTATTCCAAGCTTCGGCCTTTCCGCCTCGGGCTCCGCCTTCTTTCATAGCGAGATGGGAATGGTCTTTGCAGAATCTTTTAAAAGAAAAAGAAACATATCTGACGGAGGATGAACGCACTTCGCAAACAGGTTTTTTACCTCCGTGGTATACTTCAACAGTGTAATCCTCTGATGACAGATCGTGAATTGACCTGATGTGGTTTGTCAGTTTCTTTGCATCATCATGTCGAAAGTCACATAGCCTACAGTCCATGTCATTACACCCTTGTATGGACTATAT